CAGCTCTTCTTTACGATCAAAATTAATGCCTTGTCTGAACTTTACAAAATGCTTTGGGAGCCTAAAATGTTCGTTGGTCAGAACAGCCCCCTCCTGAATGTCCAATACAGGCTCTCTCTTGTTTTCAATCGCCCTTTCATCTCTTTCAACTACTCTAGCACTATTTGCGTCTGCATTTCTTTCTTTCCCGTGAGGTAGATATTCCCTCACTCGACGATACTCCTTTAATCTTTCTTTTAGATCAGGGAATATCTCTATCCACTGCGCATTTTCTATCTCATTCTCTTTAGACAGAAAAACATTCTTACAGAACTCTACTGAAGGCACACCATCCGTTGTTGGCCACGAAAACTCTTCCCCTGTCATGGCTATCAACTCTGGCATCTCTCCATTAGACTCGTTTGTTGTTTGGAGCCTCATAGTGATGACTGTTGCAGGAGTCCTCTCTATTAACTCCACCATCGAGTTCCATAATCTGGGATGAAGATAGGCGCCTGTTATCATGTAACCTCGCGCAGAATCGAACAATCTTCTATCAAGCATTGTGCCCTTCCCAGGGACTTGCTGTCTAAGGTTTCCTATCAGCTTCAATAGATCTTCCTCATCTATTGCAGGCACTGGTTCCAGATGTTCTTTACCTGCTATTACTCTCAGGTTCGCACCCAAGAATTTCTGATCACTGCAATACGTTCCTTCCTCCATCTCTTCAATCACAACTTGTGGATCCCACGTCCCTTCCTTAACTCTTAAACCCATCTTGGCAAAGAAGTCTATAGAGGCCTGAACATCCATAGGGTCTACTCTCTGGTGCTCATACAAATGGTAAGCTAGGACACTCTTCACAGTATCAAAAAGAGTTGTCCCTACTATACCTGTCAGCAGACCGGTTTTATTTGAGTACACATTTGCACCATCCACCATGAAGGAGGAGCCAATTGCCAAACTTTTCCACATTTCACATACATATCTGAAGAAACTGTTGTCTCCATGCCTCAATTGGTACTCTTTATAAATCCATTCCACTGTTATATCTATTGTATCCTTATCTAATGATCCATCCATCTGTTCAAAATCTGGATTGACCTGATACAACACGCCTCCTTTTCTAAAGACTTTCTTCACATCATCTCCATAAACTATAACCTTTGTCCCTCCCTCTGGACACGAAATCATCCACTCCCACAGCTTCTTTCCACCTCCATGTGCATATGAAAAACCATATGCATTCTGAGACCG